ACAAATTCCATATCTTGTCGCGCGTCTCCTCGGAGGATTCCGCAATCTCACGCATCGCGCCTTTCCAGGCAGAAGCCATCGTTTGCCCGGACTGCCCGAATTCCTGCCACGCGCCTTTGTAGTCGCCCTTCATCAGCTTCCACATCGCAGAGGCGAGTGCGCGCAACGGTTCGGCAACGCTGACGACCATCGCGTTGAGCGTTTCCCATACGACGGTCACGCCGTTTTTCAGTAACCAGAATGCCGCCGTTAGGCTGCCGATAGCACCCTTGATGGCTACCACTGCGGCTGGGCCGATGTCTGCAAACCACACGCCTAGTTTGGTCAGTACGGGCATGAGTGCATCGCCCACGGTCTTCTTGACCGCGCTCATCACGTCACCGGCATCATTCATCGATGCCTTGTAGGCTTTCAGCGCCTCGACGTTTTCCTTGCCAACGATCAGCCCGAGTTCCTCCTGCTTCTTCTTGGCTTCGTCGACCACTTCATTGTTTAGGCGCAGCAGGGACGTTGCGGAGGCAGCGCCGCGCCCGAACAGCGTTTGCATGGCGAGGTTACGGTCCAGTCCTTCCTTGTAGCCGTTGATTACCGTGATGGCGTCGAACATGATGTCCTTCATTTTTCGGTACTCGCCATTCACATCGCGCGTGCTGAGGCCCATGCTGTTGAGCGCATCCTCGTTGATTCGCAGTTGGCGCGAAAGCATCTGCGACGCGCCGATGAAATCCTCGCTGCTGGTGTAGACATCGCCCAATGCGATATTGAGCGTGCTGGCCTCTGTGGCGCTGATTCCAAGTGCGCGCGAGAGTGCGATGGCCTCGCCCGTGAATTGCTTGGATTCATCGATCCCGGCACGGAAAGCCGCGCCGCCGGCAAGGGCTGCACCGACGGCAGCCAGCGCGGTATTCACGCGGCCGAAAACCTCTGTGAGCGCCGAGAAATGGCCCGCCATGCCGTCGGTCGAGGTCTTCACCGCGTCTTGCATGCGGTCCATGTGCCCCTGAACCTGGTCTTTCAGGCCGGAGAACGATTCGCGCATCTTCTGCGCGGACTGCTCTACATACTGGGCGGCCTGCTCCATGCCGCGATTGAGCGGCCCGGATTCCGCGCTGATTCGAACGTCGATCTGGTTGTCGCTCATGTTGATCTCTTTTCATTCCTCGCCCGAACGGGCGGCATGACGTGTGTCGGTAACGGGAAACATGGCGAGCAGTTCATCAACACTGGCCGGTTCCTGCTGCTTCTTCGGTGTGATACCGAAGTAGGCGGCGACCATGACGTGCAGGGGCGGGAATTGCTCCCAATACCGATTCATGGATTCAAGCCGGGGTAGATCGACGTGTTCTGAGATGTAGTCCCACGTCCAGCCAGTGCAGGCGATGACGTGGGCGTACAACTCGCCCCAGTCGCTTATTACCCCGGCCTCTCTTCCCCCTGTGTACCGGCCTCCAATTCCTTGCGCTTGAGGCCAGACACATCCATGACTGACTCGAACACTTCTGCCATGTTGCCCACGTCGATCATGTCGGCAACCGCATCGCGGGTCAGGTCAGGGTAGTTGCGTTTCAGCGCGGTATAGGCGGCATCAATGACGGTAGCGACCTGCCCCTTGTCGGAAACATTGCCGTTGAACTGGCCGATTCTATCCTGTAGCTGTTCCAGCGCGCCTAGGGAGATAGGCGGGATGATGTACTCCACCCCGGCCAGAGTGACCGGAATACCTTTTATCTTGACGGTGACAGTCATCGGTTTACTCCGACAGCGACAAGGTCAGGACGTTGCCGGCGGAGTCGGCGAAAGAATCCCAGGCGAACTCGGGAATCGTGAAATCGTCCAGCTTGGTCCCAAACTGGAGCTTGTTGGCGATGCAGTTCGGCAACGTCATGATCAGGCTCTGGCCGTTGTAGGGAATGGATAGCTCTGCCCTGAATGTCGGGGCGTAGCCCATCGGCAAGTTGATGACTCCAATCTTCTTAGCCGTGGTGCTGGATGCTGTGTACTGGTAGTTAATGTAGACGATCTTGCCCGTATCGGCTGCCGCGAAGGTATAGATGGCTCCGGACTGGCTGTACTGTCCTGTTGCCGGCGCGCTTGCCACCCTGGTCATTGGGACACCGTTTGCATCGCGCACGCCCAAGTCAAACGAGTAAGTTCCGCTGTTCGGGGGAGTCACAGTGATCTGGAAAGGGGTTGCCGGGATGGCAATGCCGGATGTCGCATACACGTCGGCGATGATGCCGCTGGTCATTGTCTGTCCGAAGAACAGGCTGTTGAACAGCGCGCCGTTGACCTGTGCAAACTTGGCCTTTCCGCTGATCTTGCCCTTGCCGCGACCGGCCGATACCGGGAACTGGTTTTGACCATACAGCAGTTTGGTTTCAAAGCCTAGGTCCACAGAGACATCCTGCAACACGCCGAACTGCACAGGCGTCGGATTGGCGATTGCAGTGCCGTTCGCGTCTGCCGTTGGGATGCCCCACAGGACGCCGGAGCCGAATGAGTATTGAGCCATGATTTACCTCCAATGTGATGCGATAAAGAACCCGCAGCGCGGGGGTGGGTTATGACGCCAGAATGACGATTGGAACGATGGCAACCAGTTGATCTCCCAACGTCCCTTCGTCGGTTTCGATCTGCCCCTCGATTCTGCACCACTCGACGCCAGGCACTCCGAGGTCTTGCCGGCCTGAAACTGGCGAAGGCTTGAGCGCATCGCAGACCGCATCGAGCAATGTGTTGATGATCGGACCGGGAACCTGATTCCCGTCCGTGCGCGCGTATAGGTACACATCGACGCGCAAGGTCCAGCGTGTTGGCTGCCCGGTTGTCGTCTGCGCGCTCTCGCCTGTCTGCGCCATTAAAAGCGCTGGTTGTGCGCTCTTATCAACGTCCGACCAGTGCTTGAGTCGTCGGCTATTGGTCTTCAGCCCTGGAATCGCAGAGAGCTTGGCGAACAACGCCGAATAGATTGCCTCGCGGTTCATTTGCGAATTGCCCCATTGATGGCGCTGGCAATGTCCGCCTTGATCTCTGGAGCCATGTCACGCAAAGCAGACCGCAGGAAAGATCGTTCAGGCAGATCAACATTGGCGGTGTGCGCCTTCACGCTTGACCACACAGGATACTTGAGCGGCTTGCCCCATGCCTGCTTGATTAGCCGCATGTGTGCCTTGATGTTGACCGGGCCTTTGTAACCGTACTCGTGCGCCTTACCGTATTTTACGTTTGTGCTCACGATGCCAATCACCGCGCCGGGTTCCGATAACACAACCTGATCGATTGAGCGGCGGAGCGTTCCAGTGCGAACTTTCAACACCTGTCCGGTCAGCTTGTCTTGCCTAACCTTCCGCTGAAGCCGAAGCGCAAGCCTACCGATTGATGCCTTCATGCCGCTTTCGACGGCTTCTGGCATCGAACGCAAGCGGGTAACAAGTGCGTTATCGCCAGTGATGTATCCCGTTATCACAGCGGCACCACTTTCTTATACCAGTCGAGTGCCACTAGGACTGATTTCGGCGCTTCGGCGGTGATGAATGTCACGTTTTCGCCGCCGATGGACTTGGATTGGTGTCCGATGCGGTCGCGTTCCTTGTATCGCAGCGCAACAACTTCGATGCATGCCTGTTCCAAGTCTTTCGGCGTCGTTACGTATCCGGCTGTGTAGGCGATTTCGATGTTTCGTCGCCCCTTCTCGAACGTCGCACCATTCAGCGTGAGCAGTGATTCATCGAATCGGTAGCCGTAGCTGGTGATGTCGGGTGCGGCCGGTATAGAGACACCATTCACCTTGACGCTGGAAACCGCTGTCGCCGGCATATTGGCGAACATCATCGCCTGCTTGCCGTTGCCATCTCTTAACTCGGTGTACTGCGCTGACGATATGACACGGTTAAGGCAGGACTCGAATCCCTTGCTCACGGCCGTGATGAGACGAGAAAGCAGCGCATCATCGTCGGTCGAGCTCACGCCAATGTACTGCTTGACGTTGTCCAGCGTGGTCATATCGGCCATGTGGCGACCTTATTGCGCGGTGGGTTCGGCTTGCGCCTCTGCCTGCGCCTGTGCCTCTGCTTCTGCCTGCGCCTGCGCCAGCGCTTTCAGTTCGGCTTTTGTCAGGGGTTTTGACGGCTCCGGCGCGGGGATTTCGGCTTGCGCTGGGGCTTGCTCAAAGCCGAATTCGCGCAAAGTCTGAACGGCGGTTTCCGGCACCTCGATTATTCCATCATCGCCTACCTGGTAGTTCTCGCCTCCGTATGACACATTGGTCGTACCTTCCGGCGCTTTTAGTCTGTTCATGTGCATCTCCAAGGAAAATGAGAAGGCCCCGCGTAGTCAAACGCGAGGCCGTTGGTATCACTGATCGTATGGCTTACACATCGATATTGAAGAGAACCCCAAGCGCGGGCGGGAAGTAGTGCTGGAGCAATTCATCCACATAGACGCCGTACTCATACTTGCGGGTCTTCACCGGCCACTCGATCTGGTAGTAGTCGCGGCGAGTCTTGATCTGGCAGATGTTGCCCACGCCGGAGAGCGGGTAAGGAACCGACTCGGTATAGAACAGGACCATACCGTCCGGCATGTCAGGGTGGACTTCGATCTTGATTTCGTTGTTCAGGAACGGATGGATGTAAGAGCCGATGCGAACGCCACCAACCAGACCTAGAGCGCCCTCGTTCACAGCCGCGTTCAGTCGAATGAGGCTGTTCGAACCGTCTTTCGCAATTGCCAGTGCCAACGCCTTGTTTGTCTTTGCTGACATGAACATGTGAGTCGGCGACAAACGGCTGTTGTCCCAGAACGAGGACAGCATCGCGTCGATTTCGTTGCATGACGAATTCGTTCCGGTAAAAGACGTACCAATCCCCGGAGTTCCTGTTGCGAGCGACTGAATGATCGCGCCAGAGCCAGGCTTGAACGCCTGGTACAGCAGGCCGTCGAATACCAGGGCATCTTGGGATTTGTCGGCTGTGATCGCGGTCGCGTTTTGCGTGCCGGTGGCGGCGGCCTTAATGACCAGAGAGTTCACCGTAGTGATCGCACCGAGCAGTTTCGTGCCGGTGGCGGTGCCCCAGTACCAAGCGTAAGCGACAGCGCCATTGACCTGTGCAACGCTGGCATTCACAGAATCGTTTGCCACTGTGGCAACAGTTGCATCGGCCGATTTGTTCGCACAGCCGCCGCTTACTGTGTCAGTCGTGCCGTCTGCATTGGTTCGCGTAGTCGTCATTACCACGCCGCCGGATACGCTTGCGCGCTTCCAGCCATCCAGCGTCAACGCGACGCATGCAACGTAGAGCGTGCCGGCCGTCAAGCTACCGCCAGAGCCATTGGCAACAAGCGTCGGGGTCGGAGTCGTGCCCAGAGCGACGGCTGCTCCATTGCCACCAAGAATAAGCCGTTCTTCCTGAATCATCGTGGCACGCAGCAGGCCTTCGACAGCGCGCGCTTTCGCATCATCGAAACCTTCTGCCGCATAGTCGGCTTCAAATGAAACGTCATCTTCCAGGCCAATACCTTTATAGGCTGCGGTGTAATCGAGCTTTGTGGTGGTAACAACGCCGCCGCGCTTACCTTCAGATACGCCGGCTTGCACCTGTCCGGAGTTGATCGCGGTGATCGCCTTCCAGTTGGTGGCAGTACCGCCGTTGCCCTTCACACGCGGGATGCGATTACGCAGCGGTGTGAGCACCGGGAACAACAGCTTCGCGGCCGGTTCGAGGTCGTAATTGACCAGGCCGAGCGCCTGGTTGTAAGACTTGGTAATCGCGTCGGACAGCGGGTTAAGCTGGGCGCTCTTGATTGCATCAAGCGTATTTTGAGTCGCGTTCATGTTTGACCTCCAGAAATGAAAAAAGCCCCATCAGGGGCCGGGTTACGCAGGTACAGCCGGTTTCAATAAAGCGATCTGCCCCCGGTCTGATGGGCTTTCTTGATGGCGTCGAACGCTGATTTCGGCGCATCGTCATTCACGGCCGATGTGTCTTGCGACTTCTCGACAGTGATTGCTTTGACAGCGCCTTTCGTCGGCGCGGGCTGTGCTTCGAGTTCGGCAACCCGCTTTTTCAGGATGTCGCGCTCGTCGCTGGCTTTGACCAGATCGGCCTTGACGGTATCGAGTTCGCCTGCCAATTTCGCCAGATCGCCGCCGTTGTCGGTTTTTCCGGCGTCCTCGTCGTCGGCTTCCTGGTCATAACCCAGATCGGCCAGTGCTTTATCAGCCGCCTTGCATGCGTCATGCGCGGCCTTGAGTGCTGCCTTGGTTGCTGTGCTGAACTTTGCGCCGGCTTTGGCGAGGTCATCGGTTTTCGCGCCGGCATGGATGGAATCGATCACGTTCGATGCTGGAACCATCGCCTGCAGGCGGGCCATCATCTCGGCCGTTTCTTCGGCGGCCATCGCCTGGAAGATAACGATCCCCTGCGATAGCCAGTCGCGCATGGCCTGTGGGATAGGCGAGTTGTCGCCTTCGCTCTGAGACTCCCATTCGGTATCGCTGGCAAGGTATCCAATGTTGTTGAGCAGTTGCGCGAAATTGGACACGTCATACATGCCCTTCTGGATGTCTTCCGTTTTCTCTGGTTCGGCAGACACACCGAGACCAGGCTCTTCGACCATCTCGGCCTTGTACATGGTGTAAATGGCTTCCGGGTTTGCTGGGCGATCAACCAGCGAGATTTCGACCAGATTGAGTCCCTTGATTACGGATTTTTTCATCTCGTCGCGTTTCGTGACCTTGCCGCCGATGCTGAATCCCTTGTAGACGTTCGCCTTCACCTTCTTTACGGCTTCGGCATCGACGATATGTGCGCCGAAGAAGGTGCGTCCGTCGTCCTCGACATTGGCCTCAATGGCCGTACCGGCTGCTTTGGGCTGATGCATTTCTCGCACCGCGCCGAATTTCATATAACCAGGAAGCGCGGCTTTCATCGCGTCCGCAGTCACGGTCTCGCCATCCGAATCCGTCACCTCGCTGGATGCGTAACCCCAGACCTTGATCGTGCCATCGTCCTGTTCTTCTGTCTTACTGATGTCAGCGTAGAGCTTCATTCGTTTTCTCCTTCACCGCTCGAAAGAACGGGCATTTCGTCATCAAAAACCGGCAACACTACGCACCGGCAATTCGGGTGATTCGGAGGCGCGTCTTCGCCGCTAGGAAAGTTGTCATCAAGCCCGATGATTCCGGCCTCCCCGCACTCGCGGCATTCGTCGCTGACCATATCGTCTTGCGCTGTAAGCCACGTCTTTCCTGCGACGATCCCAGATGCACGATAACCCTCCATCGTCCCTGCGATGTCCGCCTTGGCGATTTCTGTTCTGGCGATCATCTCTGCGCGCGACTCGCTGAATGGATAGGACGCCTCAATCTCTGCGGCCATCTCTTGGGAGCTCCATCCCTCGTTCAAAGCACGTTCTGTGGTACTGCGCAGCATGTCGCGCGTGCCTTCGTCAATTCGCCACTTGGCATCGGGGTTTTGCACCAGTTCGCCATCGACGCGCCGCATTCCTACCATTTCGGCGGCGCGATCCGCGGCCCATGTTTCGGCTTTGTCTCGAAGCAGGTCTTCCAGGTCGTCGCTTGTTACGCCTATTTGCCGCAACCCCTGTATGCCGCCGTCGATGGCAATTGCGGCCAACGTAGGCCGAAACATTCCCGGCAATTCATCCGCCCATTCGGCGAAATCAATTTCTTCCAGCGCCTTTGCTACCAGCGCGGACACTTTGCGCTGCCCGCCATGGCTGGATTTCTCAAGCCCAAGCGCGTCAGATAATTGCGCGGCGATCTGCCCGGCTTGTTGCTTGAGGAATCGCTTAATACTGCCGGATAGGGCTTTTCGAGCGCGCCTCACCACCGGTCTGTCGCGGTCGATGAGGCGCAGCGCTTTTTTTGCCTTTTCCACCTTTACGGATGCCTCAGTCTCTCCGCCCGGTTCCGGGTCTGGAACCTCGTCAAGTGGTTCCATGCCAAGCTCTGCACGCACCTCGTTTGGCGTCTTCACCCCGGCCGTGATGTAGATGTTGTTTACCTGCGCCTGGACAAGTGGGTCGATAGAGGTTTCTTCGGCCCACGAGAATTCGAGATCGCTGAAGCCGAAGTACCTGATCAATACCGAGTCGACAAATCCCTTGATCCAGTTCTGCAGCGGCTCCAGACCTTCGGCAAGCGACTGCTCGCGGGATGTTTCGGCGACGGCTCGATTGACCTGCGCGACGAATGGCGTCGGCTCGATGGAGAAACAAAAGCAGATCACGCGCGCCAGCCACTCGTCATACATGTCCTTTAGTGGAGGCTGCTTGGTCTCCTTGAAGTTCTTGGAGATGTCGCCCGGAACGAACTTAAGCCGGCGGCGAGCTGCACTGTCGCCTTCCATGAGCGTGTCCCAGTAATCCTGGAACTGCCGAATCTGCTCCGGCTGCCAATCGGCAGGAACCCCAGCAAGCGCGTCAGGAACGCTGCCGGACTGGTAATACTCCATGACATGCAGCTGCCGGCGCAGGGCGATATTCACGGTCATCACCACCTGCTCGACCGGAGAGAACCCATACACCTTGTGCGTTCGCGGATTGCGCGGCCGGTAAATCATCTCGTCACGGGTGTAATCCACTGCCGCCACGCCCTTGATGATCTGCTGGTACGCGGTAGCCGGTGGCAGCGGGGTGCGTCCCGTGGCATCAATTACCCGCTTGATTGTCGCGCCGTCGATTGGCTCCAACGCGTAAAGCTGCCCGCCTACCGTCAAGCGCGGGTAGACAGCCGGCGCGTCTATCACAAGCAGGTCCTCGATCAGCATCCGCAGCCATTCGTCCCAGCTGTGCTCGCGGTCCGGCATTGCGAAGAAGGATTCGATCGTTTTGCAGCGTGCGTCTGGCTTCTGCCCTGGGTCGCGCGGCTTGATCGTCCAGCGCATCTTTGCCAACTGGTCTTTGCGCGTCTCAATTACCAGGCGAAGCAGATCGTAGTTGTCTGCCAGCGCGCGCAACTGGGGGAATGTTATCGACTCACCCTGACGCGGTTTGGCCGTGGTGTTGTAGCCAGACGGGTAATCAAACTGGCGCCCGGCCGCTTCCGGTGCAATCGGGGCGAGCGGCTTGAGAGGGCCGAACCAATCAGGATTTTGCCGGGTCATGCCGGCGACACGCGCGACGAGGTTCGGCTCAACCTGATTGCCCTGCCCGTTACGATTCGCCATTCTGTTTTACCTGTTTATTGGCATAAAAAACCCGCCGAGACGGGATAAACCGTGAGTGAAACAATCACCGCCACAATCAGCGCACTGGCAAACAATGCGCCGAGCGCGAAGCAGTGGAGGCAGTCAATTTTCATTGGCCGATGTGGGTTGTTGATTACGCTTGGACTCGTCTCAAATGCGCAGTGCGTTTTGGTTCAATCGCCCCAATCGTTGGCA